ACGACCGTATCGGGTCTTACCCCGCGCTGGCGCTGGAAGACGATAACCACGAAATCGGGGATATTGTCCGCTGGACGTTCGTAAGCGGCCCGTATATCGGCAAAACGAGGCTATTCCAGGTCCTGGTCCCGCTGCATGGTCAGTACAACCCCGAACCGACCGGCGATACCAACGACCCCAATTATTTCCCGTTTTCGCCGATTGAACCGGCTATCCACGTCCCTCAGCTTAACGTCGTTCTCACCTTTAGCCAACTGAACAACTTACGCCAGGATGAGCAATACGTACCAGGCACCCAGTACACCGTCACCAATCGGAGTATTTTAAATTTCCCCCTGGGCGATGTTGTCGTAACGGCAATATCCAGCACCCAAGTAGCGGGCGACGACGCATACCTGGTCGAATACGACCAGGGCGCCCAGACCCGAACGCCCGTTATTTACAACGATGTAACGGACCAGACCCAGCCGCGGACGATACCCAGCCCCGTCCAGGACAGCCTGTTCGGCAATGCGACGGCCCTGGCGCCGTCTGTGCGCGCCGTAAATGAACGGTTCGGGCGGTTTGCATCGGCCGTTATCGGCAGCACAAACCAGCTTTTTGCCACGTATGAGGCCGCCGAAAACGTGCTAAACGACGGCGATACGGTTTACCTGTATGGTTACCACGCGGGTATTGCCGTCGATAAGGGCCTGAATATCCAGGGAACGGCAAACATCGGGAGTGTAACAATTGGCTACCTGGACCCGAACGGGTTTTCGGCCACGTTCGGCCCAAACCTGACTTTGGAGGGTCGTAACGTTGTTTGCGGCCCGACGACAGCAGGCCAGACGTACAATATTCTATTCAACGGGTGCAAAACGGGGCCAAATGCTTTTTTTGAGCAGTATAGTTATTTCACGCCCGCGGCTGTCGCCGATATGACGGTCGTTACGCTGGAAAACATCGACCTGTATAATACCGAACAATATTTCCCGCCCAATAACGCAAACCGCGGCGGCGGCTGTATTCGTTACCAGGAACACGGCTACGACGGACACGCCCGCTGGATAGTGAGTAATAGCAAGCTGCGAAGCCTGAACAATTCTGTTTTTACGGGTTACCCCCACGGCGATAGCCGCGCCGAGCTAACCGGGACGACAATCGTAACGCCAGGCGCGGGTCGTCCGCTTACGGCTTTACAAATCCTGAACGGCCCAAATCAGCCCGAATCAGTATTCGTTATCGACAATCGGGCCGCCGCGGGGCCTTATGCTACCCTGGACGGAAACGGCCACGTTCTACGGTCGCAAATGCCGCCGCTGAACTGGCAAGCGACGATTGTTAAGGTTGTTGATGAGGGCCTACCGACAGAGCATACGGCCGACGACCCCGCGGCCCTGGCGGCGTCCGTCGTTGCCTGGTTTCAAGGCTTGCCAGGGTATGCGAATAATAATACGGTGAGCCTGCGCGGAAACTTTACCTGGGCGGCCACCGGCACCACGCCGCCGACCAATACGGCGCCCTATGCGTCCAGCGTAGCGATTGCGGGTAGCCCCGTTGTCGGCCTGGACCTGGTCGGTTCGTACACCTACAACGACGCCGAGGGCGACGCCGAGGCCGCCAGCTTGTTACAGTGGTATCTGGCGCTGGACGCCCAGGGCGTTTACAAAGTAGCGATAAACGGCGCGACCAGCGCAACCTATACCGTTCAGCCTGGCGACGTTGGGAAGTTTATCATTTTCGCGGTTACGGCAAAAGCGGCAACCGGCGACGCCAACGGCGCCCAGGTCTTTAGTTCAGCGACGGCCGCCGTTACGGCGCCAGCATCGGCCCCGGTCGATATGGATAAGGATTTCGACCAGGAAACGAACGGGTCGCATACCAATAATACCTACCAGGGAACCGACCCCGCCCAGGGTTGGAAAGGCGTTATTAACCTACGCATTCCCGCGGGCCAATACGGGCTTTTCCGTATGGCGTTGACGTCCGCCCAGGTGAGCGCAAAAATTATCCTGGACCGCAACCTGGACCAGCCGCAAGGCGGGTCGTATGAGAACGATTTCGCTATTTGGGGCGAATACGGCGGCATTTATACGACTAATCATAGCGCCAATACGGGGCATAGCATCGGAACCGGCGCGGGCGTCCTGGTTCAGTTGCGCCAGGGCAACCCAGACGGCACCGATACCGGAACGCTGTTTTCGGAGGTCAGCAGCGACAACGGGGCTACCTGGACGCTGGCGGATTCCCAACCAACGGACGGCAAAGATTTGTATTTCAAACTGTTTGGCGATGCTTACCAGGTAGCGGCGAACCTCACCTATACCGGCGCGGTCTAAATGGCAACTTTGAAAATCGGGCGGCGGATTGTCGGAATCAATCCGCCGCTACTTTTGAGCTTCAGCGACGCAATTAGCGACGGCCCAAACAGCCTCATAGTTCAGGCCGTGACGGGCAATTCGACTATCCTGGTCGAATTTCAGCACCCCAATACGGGCGCCTGGCAGGCGGGCACGTTTAACACCCAGGCGGGCAAGTGGCAAACGAACCTTTGGGGCGTTACGGCTGGCAGCTACGGCGGGACCGGAACGGCGCTAAAAGCCCGCCAGTCGGGTTACCAGACCCAGTACAATTATTCAGGCCCGCCCGTCGTCGTCGCCGACCCGCCCGTAAAAACGCTCACGTCGATAAACATCGTCGGGCCTGGCGTCGCCTTAGAGGGGAACGCTTATACGTATTACGTCCTGGGCACCTACGACGACGCAACGACCGCGCCCGTAACCCAGGGCGTCGTCTGGGCGTCGAATGCGCCCGGCGGCATTTTAACGGTTCCCGCCGATTCGATTATCGGGAACGACCGGACCGTTTACGTATCGGCCCAGGTCGGCGCCCTGTCGTACATTAAACAAGTTCACGTTTACGATACGACCAGCCCAGGCGGGACTGGAACGGGCGTTATTCCTTACGCCAACCTGGCGCCGACCTATAGCTGGACGACGGGCACCTGGGGAAGCCCGATAAACTTTTTTAACGGCGACGTGAACGCCGAGGCGATACCCGCCTACCTGGAAAGCATGACGCCAAACGGCGACGTAATTCTTACGTTTCCGCGGGGTTACTACCTGGACCAAATCCGTCTGTATGACGGCGGCGGGTCATACATAGATAATCCGGTCGATGTGTATTTCGAGTCCTGGACCGATAGCGGGCCGACGCTGCTTACCCAGTTCTACGGCGACCAGTACGGGACCTGGCTGGAAAGGCCGCTGCCTGGTCGAATCGAGGTTCGCCAGGTAACGCTACGGTCTTACGGCCCGCGGGCGATGTGGCCGACCGAAATCGAGTTCATTGGCGAATATCCGCTGGCGCCGCTGCCGACCTATGCCCGCAAAAAAGGACGGTCCGCGGCGATGTACGGGACCAATACCTACAACTACAACACGCTAGGCCCGCCCAGCTTGTTCGCCGAGTTGCAAAAGTTCAGCGGCGGGCGCTATTACCTGCCCTGTTATGAGGTGGATTACGACCCGCTGGGTTACCGATTCGCCAGCAGCTACGGCCCGAACTGGGATACGATTCTGGGTATGTGGAAAGGCGTAGGTAAAAAGGCGCTTATTACCCTGAACAATAACAACCAGGCCAATCGGGACAGCTACGCCCAGGCGTTGCCGAACGACTACCTGGAAATTAACCGGAATGCAATGTGGGCATACGGGGCCGATTTGATGGACCCCGAAACGTATCGCTGGCTGGGCGAACTGGTTTTCCAGTTTATCGCCCGATATGGCAGCGTAGTACACCCCGACAGCGCGCTAAAACTGGCAATGACGCCCCGCTTTACGGGCGACCCTATCCAGGAACGCCTTAGCGGTCTGGACCTTATTAGCGTCCTGATGGTCGGTAATGAGTTGTATAAAACCTGGAAAACGGCCCTGGGCCGCCTGACCCCTACCCAGGGCGCGGTTATGTGGGCCGTCTGCTTTGACGGGTATAATGGAACGATGGGTCCAGGCGTCGGCGGAAAGCTGGCGGACCCCGCCGTACTGGTCGGGTTCGGCGGAAGCATTGCGCCCGATGCTGGGTACGAAAACGAGTTCCTTACGCAATGCGGACGGATTTACGGGGTCGATGCCCAGGGCCGCCCGCTGGTTACGCCAAAGGTCGGCGACTACCACGATTACACGCGGGACGAGGCCACCGGCACCGCCCAGACGTTCGAGCAATCCGCCAGCCGCGCCAATCTGTTTAATTATTTGGACGTCCAGGCCCGCCTGGCGCCCGATATGCGGGCGATTAAATCGGAGTACGGATATACCGCGCACCCTGAAGCGACAGGGTATGCGCCCGCGGCGAATGGCTGGGTAGATAACTACTCTTATTTGCCCGCGGCGTTCGGGTTGCCCGCCGATGTGAGGCGGGCGGCCTGCACGTTGTCAGACGGCCAAAACATGGCCCGTAATGGCCTGGTCGCTGCCTACGTTTACGAAGATTACGACAAAGTACCAGCGACGCCTGGCGTTCAGTGGGATTTTCTATGCGGCTATATCGGTACGATATTCCAAACCCTAGTAGTCCAGCTAAACAATAAAATAACGCTGGACTATGAGGCCGAACCCTGGCTAAATCCGCACTCTGACCCGACCCTACCCAGCGCCAACCTCAACACGGCCCAGGGCCTGCCAGACCTGTTTTCTTTCTGGTCCGTTGGCGGCGTTTCGACCGACGTAACGTTCGACCTGCCGAACGGCGGGACCTTATGGGAATTTAACCTGGCGGGCGGTTCGACAATGATACCGACCAACCTGGCGCCAGGCCAGCATACGTTTACGCCGTCCGAACTGCTGGCAGTCGTTGAAAAGAACCCGTAACCAGTACCTTTATAGCTCACTAAACCCCTTTTCGCTTATGACAACTGAAGAAAAACCAACCTTTAAAAGCCAGCTATTTAGCGGGTTTTTCCTGGTATTCTGGGCGCTGGTTATCGCCCTGGTTATCGCCGTAATTGTTGACCAAATCCGCCAGGCCCTGGGCTATGAGGATTTGGGAATCGGCCCCTGGTGGGCTGGGCTGGGCGTCGCCCTGGTCCTGGCGGCCTTTCCGGTCGGAATCAATTATTTCAACCGCGAAGCCCGCGCCGCCCGCAATGGATAGCCGCGCCCAGTATATCGCCGCCGTCGTCTTTTGGACGGCGGCGCTTACGGACCTGGCGGCCAATCGGGACCAAATGGCAGGGCGACGGTTCGCCGAGCTATACCCGCAAACCGTCCAGGGCGACGTCGATAGGAGTCGGAACCGGCGCTGGCATCTGCTGGGCTTTGTTCAGCGCCTGGCGGTTGTTGCGGCCCTGGCGGTCCAGGTCCAGCTTACGACCGGCGACTGGCGCCAGGCCCTGGCGGCGGCCTGGGTTGGGGCCTGCTGGACGGCCGCCCAGTTCGACGCCGATTTCAACGTCCGGCGCATGGGCTGGGCGAAAATTTTCTACCTGGGCGAAAGCTCACTAATTGACAAACTGCTGGGCAAATTTGGCGCCCAGCATCGTTTCGCCGCGGGCGCGGTTAGTTTCATCGTTAAGACGCTGGGCGCCGTCCTGGGCGTCGTTTTCTGGGCTTTTTACTTATAGGTTATGGGTTGCGTTCAGCCGTATGCCGTTAATGATTTGAACTTTCTGCGCTGGCACCCCTGCGCGGCGGTCGTCTTACCGTTCCAGGCCCCGCTGGCGTACTGCCAGCCCGCGGGGCCTGCCTGCGCGCTGTATGCCGAGGCGTCGCCCTACGCCGAGTATCCGAAACTACCGCTGGTCGATGGCGACCAGGTAAAGTTTTTCATTAACAGCGACGACGCTATCGCTATACCCGCGGGCTTTGCGTCGCTGGGCCTGGGCCTGGTCCAGAACGGCGTCCTGGTCGTCGCCAATGCGGGAACCCTGGCAAGTTTGCCCGGCCTCACCCCGAACACGTTTTATTTACGCGGGTCGCTGAATGTAAACTGTTGGCTGGACGGCGTTTATTGGCCGGTTATTTACGACCTGAACGATAAGCACGTCCTACTAATCGCCAACCCCGTCCAGGTTATGAACCTGCAAAACTGGCAGGCTGAAACGGTTTGGGTTCGCTATCGGCACCCGTCCAGCTTGTACGGCGTCAATTACTCCGCGCTGCCTGCCTTTTACCAGGAATTTCGCCTGGCGTTGTCGATGTTTCAGCCCACGTTTCCGACCGATGAAACAACGTACACCGACGCCAACAATTACACCCGAACGACTAAGCTGGTCGTCGGGCGGACCTACGAAATCCAGACCGATTTTATGGACCAGGCCACGTTCGACGCCGCGGCGATGATGTTTACGCACCGCGAACTATTCATCGACGGCAAGCGGGTAAAGGCCCAGGGTTCGCTGGCGCCTGAATACCTGCCTGGTTCTATCTGGGTAACAGCGAAAGGAAAGGTTTTAGACCAGGATTTCGCCCGCCGAGTAAGCCAGTGCTAAAAGGCTTTATATTTGTTTCATTCACCTTTAATTTTTCAACATGGCAACATCACAAAGCGGGTCGCCTTTCGACTGCAAAACCCAGGACGCTATCCGCCGCCAGCGGTCATGCGACGAAGCCGATAGCGGGGAAACGGCCCGTATTTCGACGCACGTTTTTATTGATAAGTCCGTCAACATCAAGGGCCTTTCGGGGACCCCGCTTTCGGTTGCAATCCTGGCGGCCGAACTGGCTTGTAAGGCGCACGTTATCCGCGAAGCCAGCGGGACCTACGACGGCGGCGAAGACGTGACGGGCGCCGCGGGCGGGCGTCAGAGCGAAAAGGTAACCAACGTCGCCCACGGCCTGACGGGCACCGACCCGGCTTACGTCGGCAATGAGGCATTTTGGGCAATGATGCGCGCAACCCAAAAGAATTGGAACTACCTGGGCGTAACGGAACGCCGCGCCTGGCCTGTCATTGGTCAGTCGCTGGCAATCCGCGGAAAGGGTCCAATCGGCGACGACCCGGCCCAGCAAATCCAGGGCGAATTTACCGTCAAGTATAACCACCTGGACCCGATTGTTTCGATTCCGATTGACATTGACAAGCTGAACGAGGCGCCGTTTTTGCCGTTCGTTTCGATTGTCACCCAGGGCAGCAACGCGGCGACCCTGGCATCTACGCCGAGCCTGGAAACGGCCGTTATTGCGGTCGGCGAAAACATGATTGTAAAGGCCACGTTTACGGGCGGCGTCGAATACTCGCTACGCGGCGAAAACGGCGACCCGCTGGGCATTTCGGCCGTTATCGACCCCGTTACGGGCGTCCTGACCTTTACGCCCGTCGTTGGCGAGGTTGGCGAACATTTGGTCTATGTGCGCGCCGAGTCCGCCTGCGGCATTCTGGGCGAGGTTCAGCTACGGATTACCGTAACGCCTTAATCGGCTGCGAATCGAGTAATTTAGGCCCGCCAACCTGGCGGGCCTTTTTTCGTTTTACCCCGTTGCCGTATGATTTCTTCCGACCAAATCGCCCTGTACTGGGCCAAAAAGTACCGGCCCGACATTCGAGGGAAGGCCGACAAAATCGCCGACGATTTGCAAATCCACTCGCAAGAGAAACCGCCGACGCGCATCTTAGAACGGTTCCGGCCAAACGAGTCGCCAGAGCATAAAAAGTACCGCGCCGAGGTTTGGGAGGCGATAACGTTCGGCTGGTTTAACAAAGTCGTCCAGCAGTTCGCCAAAATTCGCCGCGCTGAAGACTGGCGCATCGAATGGCCCGCCACGGTCGCAAATAATCCGGTTCAGGCGTACACCCAGGGCAATTTCGCCGAGTTCGATACGGTCGAAAACTGGTTCTTTAAATACCACCTACAACGGGTTATAGACGACCCGAACGGGGTTTGCATTGTATTGCCCAGCAACATCGAGGAAATTCTACTGGGCGCGCCGCTGGACCCGACCCAGCCCTATAAGCCGACCGTTTTCTATTACCCTAGCCAGGAAGTCGCCGACTTTACGGAATCGCTGCTGGTCGTTAACGGGTCCGAACCCGACCGCCTGGACGACGGCACCCTGAACCCCGACCGTAACCGGCCCGTCCAGTACCTGTTCGATAAGGACCAGGTCGTTAAGCTGGTCCAGACCAGCGCGGGCAATAATCCGACGTATGCCCGCTATGAGTTTACGCACCGCCTGGGCTTTACGGCCGTGCTAAACGGCGGGGTTATCGCTATGACGGACCAGAACGACCGCCGCGCCCGCCGCAAGCTGTTCAAATCGTTCATTGCGCCCGCGCTGCCGTTCTGGAACGGGGCTATTAGCCTGGAGTCCGACCACCAAGTAAATACGGCCCTGCACTTGCACCCCGATAAATGGAAAGTGGCCGCGGTTCCTTGTACTCATAAGGTTATGGGTCAGCAATGCAGCGAGGGGAAAATTAAAATCCGCCAGGGTAGCAAAGTGCTGGAATCGACTTGCCCCGTCTGCCTGGGCGGCGGCAAGGTTGCGCCCGAAACCCCGTTCGGGGTTACTTGGGTAGATATGCAGCGAACCGGCATGAGTAAGGCGGACGGGTCGTTCGGTCCGATTCCGCCAGGCGGCTATTTCGACCGCCCAATCGAAAGCATCGAAATAGTGAAAAAGCTATCCGACGCCAAAGTTTTCGACGGCCTGGCGGCCCTGGGCCTGGAATTTATCGGCACCGTTTTGAACGACCAGTCGGGCAAAGCTAAGGAGTTCGATTACCAGGAAATTGATACGTTCGTCGCCGACGTCGCCGCGCATTCCGTCGATAACATTATTAGCCCGATTTACCTGTTTGTATCGGCCTGGCTACTGCCGTACCAGAGCGAAGACGCCCGTAAAAAATTGCTGCCGTCAATCAATAAGCCGCGGAAATTCGACCTGGTTACGTCGGAAGTCTGGCTAACTCGTTTGGCGGCCCTGAAGAAAGACGGCACCGCGGGCGCCGTTGGGGAGGCCGAAATTAAGCTGGCGGAACGGACTTACGGCCCAGAGTCGGCGGCCTTTAAACAGATACGGGCAACCGTTATCCTGGACCCGCTTTACGGCATGAGTACGGAGCAAAAGGATATAGTTCTAATGGCGGGCGGTTGCACCCGCGAAGACCTGATTGTATCCAGCAAAATAAACTTTTTCGTTACCCGCGCCAGGGTCGAAACGAAAGGCGGTTTTTTTGATATGGATTTTATGGAACAAGTTACCCTGTTGCTGAAGTACGCCAAAGAGCAAACCGCCGCCAGCACGTTAGCGGGCGCCCTGGGCGGCGCCCAGGAAGACCCCGCCAACCCGGCCCCCGATGCCGCCGCCAGCGACCCGCGGGCCACGTTGCGCGGTTCGGTCGGCGGGTCCGGCATTATTCGCCAGTTGCGGGTCGATGTGGCCCAGGGCCTGGCGACGATGGATGCCGCCGTCGCCCAGATTGTCGAGCAACTGGGTTACGACGAAACGACGGCGCGCAAAATGCTGGGCAATCCGCTGGACCTGAAGCCTGCTATTCGTTCAGGCGAAGCAACGCCCGCGGCGGCCACCGCTTAATTTTGTAATGTACCTTGCAAATGGATGAGGAAAATTTCGACGGCGAAAGCATAATCGACGGACTGGACCAGGATATTACCGATAGCCTGGTCCGGTTCGGCGACGATATGCAGGCGGCCGAGGTGCAACTACTGGAACGAATCCAGGGCCGCCTGGACGGCCTGGACCTGGACGCCCGCGGCAACGTGAAAAAGTCCGCCGAGAACCTGAAGCGCATAAACGACGTCCGCCGCGAATTTCGGGCCGCTGAACTGGACGGCAAGTATAGCCAGGGCGTCCAGCGGCTGGTTAAGTCGTTCGCCGTCCAGGCGAAAGTCCTGGACGGTTATTTCACGTCGCTACGCATCGACTACAAAGCAGGGAAAAAGCTATACGGCGCCGTCGTAGAGGAATATATTACGGCAACGACCGCCGAGCTATACGCGGGCAACCTGGCGGGCTTTGTAGAGCCACAAATTACCCAAATCCTGCGGACGCACGTATCGGCGGGCGCCCCGATTAAGCAGCTACGCGCCCAGGTATCGGCGGGCATGACAGGGACGGCCAAAGCCCGCGCCGAAACGATAGCCGACAACGCCCTGAACCAGTTTTCCAGGAATTATATACAGGCCGTTAGCGACGACCTGGGCCTGGAACATTATTTCTATAAAGGGACCGTTATCGAAACCAGCCGCGAATTTTGCCGCGAACGGGTCGGCAAGTATTACACGCTTGCCGAGGTCCTGGACTGGGCCGACCTGAAGTTCAGCGGCAAGATTAAAGGGACCGACCGGACCAACATTATAACCAACCTGGGCGGGAATCGCTGCCGTCATAGGCTTATTCCGATTACGAAAACGCTATACGATGCCAAAACGGGCAAGTCGGGGCAATTAACCCTTTTTAAGTAGCTTTGTCGTATTCTCCAACCCTTTAAATTCTAGTCAAATGCAACACGAAAAATTTCGTAAGGTAACGATGCTGGCGCCCGTCGCCAGTCCGGTCGGCGGGCTGGTCCTGCAAACCCCCGCGGGAACGGGCGACCTGGTCCAGTTTATGCCCGCCGTAAGGGCTGACGGAATGCGCGAAGCCGAGGAAGCCGACGCCGCGCTGGAACCTGCGCTAAAGCAGCGTATTTTCTACAAAAACGGCATCGAAAAAATCGGGACCAAAACGTACTACGCTCACGACGTTGTCCAGGCTGACGGCCAACGGGTAACGGAGTACCGCACCGACGAACCCGAAACCAAAGCCAGCGCCGCCGCCGCCGCCGCGGCCAAAGCTGCTGAACCCAGCGCCGACGTTAAGGCCCTGGTCGGCGCAATCGGCGGCCTGGTCGCTGGCATTCAGGCGGGCGTATCCGCCAGCCAGCCCGAACCGGCCCAGAACGAGGCGCCGAACGGCAACCTGGACCCCGCGGCCCAGTTGCCCGAAAATACGACGGCCGCCAATATCGCCGCGGGTGAGTCGGGCCAACCCGTCGTAAATCCTGTCGCCAATGCCAACGGCACCGCGGACGCTGCCAATGCTGACAACGGCGCGGGGACGGACAAAACGGACAAAACGGACAGCGCCGCGGACAAAACGGACGCCCAGACGGACGCCGATAAGTCGAAAACGGACGCTGGCGCGGACAGCACGGCAAAAATGGACGCAATGGGCGCCGCCGCCGCCGCTGGTCAGTCCGGCAAGCCTGGGCCGAAAACGGCCGCCAGTAAGGCCGCCGCCGCCAAAGCTGACGGCGACAAAAAATAATTTCCTCACCTGTAACCCAGGCGCCAACGACCGGCGCCTGGGTTATGCTTTCCCCTCACTCATTGCGTTATGCAAATCGCTAAAAAAACCCTAGTTGGCTGGCTTACTAAGGCGGGCCTGGACCCCGAAAGCGACGCCTTTAAAGCGTTCGCTGGCAAAGATGCCCCGGAAGATTCCGACGTTAAGCTACCCGATGCCGCGCTTACGGCCCTGGACGGGAAGCTGCTGGGCCTAGAGGCCGCGAAAATTCACCCTGAAGTTACGGCCGCCGCCCAGGCGAAATATTACGGCCTGGTCGATGAGGCAACGAATACGTTTCTGAAAACCGCGGGCCTGGACGACGCCGCTATTAAAACGCTGTTTGATGGCAAGAAAACGCCCGTTCGGGTCGCCGAGGCCCTGGCGCACGTCCAGAAGCTGGCGAAAGAGTCCGGCAAAGGTTCTAACGAGGAACGCGAAAACGCCTGGAAAACCGAAAAGCAGAAATTCGAGGACCAAATTAAGACGCTTACCAGCGACTACGAAAGCGAAAAGACGGGCCGCGAAGCCGACCGCAACCAGTACGCGCTGTCGTCCTTCCTGGGCGACCGGGAAGCCTTTAAGTTGCGGGACGACTTGCCGAACCTGGGCGAATACGCCCAGATGGCCCTGCTAAAGAAAATCGGCGAATTGCCCGGCGCGAAGCTCATTGCAAAGGACGGGAAACCGATGCTGGTAATGAAGGACGACCCCGAAAAGCCGTACCACAAAACCGGCGATACCAACCCGCTGGACCTCAAAGCCTGGACCGCCGAGGTACTGGCAGAGGGCAAATTTTTGAACCTGCAACCTGGCGGACAGAACCAGCAGCACGGTAACCCGATGCCGCCGAACCAGCAGAACCAGCCGCCCGCCAATACCCAGGCCGCGGCATCGTTGGCCGTAAACGACCAATTTATTACGGCGCCGACTGCGCCCGTCGTTCAATAATCGACGCCAGGCCGCTATCTTTAGGCCGCCACGTTGCCCGCTTGCTAAAAAGGTCGTTCCATACGGGGCGGCCTTTTTTATTGTCCTGGCGGGGCTATATTTGCGCCGACCCCTGGCAGGGTATCCGCCCGGTTTTGGCTCACCTGGTCCGCTGGACCGAACGCGCCGTCCCTCTTTTCTTATTGGTTTCACTTAATCCATTCAGACAATGGCTCCATTAGGACCCTGCCAGGCTGTTATCCTGGCGCTTTCCAACGTAACGAAAGGCATTTTTTCGCGCATCGACAACGCGGCCACTATTTACGCGCTGCTGGACGCCCAGAACCGCGGCGTAGGCCAAACCCCCGACCCGACCAGCGGCCGAAACGATGGCCTGGTTACGAAAGACACGGACGGCCTGCCGTTTGTGAAAATTCGCAACTATAAGCGCAAAGTCGGCACTTCGCGCACCGTTGCAAGCTGCAACGCCGACCCGATGACGGTAAACGAGGGTATTTTCAAAATGACGATGTACCGCGAAGACGCCGTACAAATTCCCTGGTCGTCTATGAACGGGCTTTGTGGTGAGGCGGCGACCGTGCTGGCGGGCGGCAAAGCTGCGGACGGGACCCGGTATAACGTCGAAAATACGATGATTATGCAGGACGTTCACGAACGAGTTATGGCGATGATTTACGGCCTGATTCCCGATATGAACGTCGATATTCTGACCAAGCTAAAATTGCAGGCGGGCCGCAACCGCCGCACTGGGTTGGCGACGGCTAAGAACTACGAATTTTTCGACCCGACCGGCCGCGCCCTGAACGCCGTAGGTTATGCCGATTATTTGACCGATTACCAGACGATGGGCCTGGGCGGTCGGCCTATCGTTATCGGCGGCGCGAAGGAAAATATTTTCGCCAAAATGGTCGATTGGGGCAACATGGCCGCCAGCGGGACGGACTATTCCAAAATGGCAACGAACGCCCCCGTTCGTAACTATTACGACCTTGCCGCCGATACCGTGCTGGGCGCCGACCAGTTTTTGAGCATGGCCCCCGGCGCCGCCAAACTCGTTACGTATAACAAGTTCGGCGGCCTGTTTAACCGGCATTTCGGAACCGGCTATTTCGGCCAGTTCACTATCGCCGAGTTTGGCGACGATTTGCGGTTCGACCTGCATATCGAGGAAGTTTCTTGCCCTGGCGAGCCTTACGCGAATATTATCGTAGGACTGACTTACGACGTTTATACGCCGTCTGGTATGTACGCCGCGGCCGACCCGAATTACCTGGTAAACGGGGTCACCCTGGGCAAAATCGTAAACGCCGCCGCCTAATCGGCGCGCAAGCGAAAACAAAGGCCCGCCGACCTGGCGGGCCTTTTGTTTACCCGCTATTGTGAGTACCACACAATACCCCCAACGATATGCAAAAGCTAAGTAGATTGGTCGCCCTGCTGGGCGTAGATACGACCCTGGCGCCAGGCGTTCGTTTTGTTAATGACTTGCCAGGCGTCGGCGGCGAACTGCTGGAAAACCTGGGCACCCGCGAGGCGGCGACGCTGGCGGAAACCTGGGCCAAGATTAAGCGGCGCGCCGCTATCCGCCTGCTGGACCAGGCCGAACAACGCCTGGCGGATTTGTTCGGCTGGTCGAAATCGGTCTATGAGTCGCCCGCGCCCGCGCTACGGACAGCCGACGTTGCCCCGTATGCCGACGCGACCAGCGCGGGCGTTCTGGGCTACATTCCTGACGGCGCCCGCCTGGACGTCTTTCTGGACCAGCTCACGTTTTACCTGCTGGGCGACGATGCCGCGGTCGTTGAAATTGGGCTGTTCGACGTCGCCACCGGCAACCCGCTGGACCTGCTGGACGCCCAGGGCGACCCGATAAGCCTGGAACCGATTACGGCGACGCCAGGGCTAAACCAGGTCCGCCTGGACGGCCGCCTGGATACGCCGTTCGAGGCAACGGAATTTTATATCGGGTTGTACGGCGAAAACGGCGACCCGCTGGCGGTCGGGTTGCGCCAGTTCGGCCTGGTCCCGCCGTCCGACGTCGGCCTGGCGCCCGCCGTGCTGGTAGAGGATAGCCAGGACCCGGTTATCGTCGGCGATACCTGGGCGCCGCTGGCGCTGGAAATGCGGGTCCAGTGCAGCCTGGCGAAAGCTATCGACCGCAACCCCGGCGACTGGGCGACGGCCTGGCTTTACTTGCTGGGCGCCGAAATCCTGGCGGAAAAAATCCGGTCGCCGCGGACGAACTACTGGTCGTCGGCCAACATTGCCAGCGCCGAGGTAAGCCGCCAGGAACTAACCGCCAGCTATAACGCGGCGCTGAATCGGATTATTAAGCGGCTGGACGTCGGCGCCCTGTGCGCGGATTGCGCCAGCCTGGGCGGCGTCACCTATTCGACCAGTTTACGCGCATGAAACTGGGCCTGAAGATAACCGGACAATCGGGCGTCATGCGCCAACTGCTGGACCTGGAACAAAGCCTGGGCAGCGCGGATAAAGTGCTACGGACGGGCGTATCGGATTTGTTCGCCCAGGTATCGGAACGGGTCCAGCAAAACGGCCGCGGGACGGACGGCGCGCTAATTGGCGGCGGCGTTTACTCCAAAGGTCACGCCAGGGCGCGCCGCAAGCAAGGGCGCCAGACGTCGTATATCGACCTCACCCTTTCGGGCGACCTGCTGGACCGCGGGTTCATCGTCGGCCCCGCGCCCGCGGGCGGTTGGGGCCTGGGCTGGGCGAATACGTTGTCCGCGGATAAAGCGGGCTGGCTAGAAGATTATTTTGGCGATATATTCAAGCCAAGCAAGGCCGAAAAGGACCAGGCGTTCGGGTACATTTTACAGGACATTCGCAATGAAATTAGAAAACGAAATCGCCGCGGTTAACGCCGTGCTGAAAACGGGCCTGGGCGCCCTGAATTACCACCTGGGCGGGCTGGTCCTACCGATGGAAGTCCAGGACGCCCAGGACGGCGGGAAAACGCGGGTGCAAAACATTTTTGCGGCCGATGCCACGCCCGCCAGCCCCGACGACCAGTACGACCTGGATATTTTCCATTTAATCCAGGTCCAGCAGTTCGACCCGCCCGCTTTCGTCCGCGGGCGGGTGAGTGAGCAAAAGCAACGGACCCGCCTGGTTCTGATTGCGTACACCGACCGCGCCCAGGGCATCGACTATCTTTTGCACAAGCTGGCAACCGTAAAGGGCGTCGAATTGCAGCAAGTGGAACACGCCCCCGACCTGGTAAACCGCAAGTACCTGTTTCTGGAAAAACAGCCGAACGCTACGGCACCGCGCCAGCTTGTAGCCATTACGTACTTACTCGCATCCGATACCCCGCTGGGCGGCGACCGTTGCCCGACGTTTGAATTATAGCTTTCGCCGATTAGCGCCTTTATTTCCCGTCTCGCTTTTATTCCTTTGCCAATGCCTACCAACGAAAAAGAAACAGGATTCCCAACCCCGTCGCCCTGGCTTACGATTATCCTATCGCTTGCCCTGGCATTTGGCGCCAGTAAATACGACCAGGGCAAGCTGGAAAGCCGAGTCGAGGCCCTGGAAAAATACCAGGCCGACGACAAAAAAGAGAAAGAGCAACAACGCCAGGCCCAGCAAGCGAATTACCTTGCCGCCGAGGCGGAACGTAACAGGCAAAAAGATAGCGAAGTACAGGAACTTCGCCAGACCGCCGAGCAACTAAAAACCCTTTTAAACGAACGAAACAATGGCACCCAAAAACCTTAAATTTTCGATTTTCGGCCTGTTGGCCTTACTGCTTTCGACGGGTTGCGTCCGTAGCTTGAAAGACCTGGAAAAACGCCAGGAAGACGCATTGGCCGACCTGCTGGCAACGACCAGCGGTTCGGCCGTCGCCGATTCGACCAGCAAGCGGGCGGCCCTGGAAATTTCGCTGCTGGACTCGCTGCAACGGAAATACCCAGGCCGAACCAAAACGGTAACCGTCACCAAGTACGAAAAAATCGTCACGCCTGGGCAAACCCTTACGGTTTACGTCCCGCTGAAAGTCGATTCGACGGCCAATAAATCGACGGCCGATAGCTTGCTGGCGCGCCTGATTACCGTATCGAGTAAGTACCAGGCCGACCTGGCGCTACAGTCCGAAATAGCCAGCGTTAAGGCCCAGCTACTGGCGGCCCTGAACCGCCGCGGCGTTTTGCCCGATACGACCGTCTTTTTTCCCAACGCGCCCGGCTACTGGTTACGGGTTCACCGCTTGCCCGCGGGTCGGTATAATTTCACGCTCAACACGCCCGAAAAGACCGACAGCGTCGCCACGGCCACCACAATAAACCAGCATACGCCGCCCGTTTACATTCGCGCCAGTTGGTTTTCGTTCTGGCAGACGGGCGTAAGCCTGGGCGCGGGCGTTATCGGCTGGATACTGTTTGTCTTCAGCATTCGCAACCGCCGAGCATGACGCCGCACTACGCCCAATTTATCGGCGCTATCCTGGCGCTGGGCCTGGTATTCCTGGGCCTGGCGCTGTTGGGCGTTCCGTTCCGTTCGGCCTGGCCTGCCTGGTTCAAGGTCTGGAAAGATTGCACCCAGAACGTAGCGACCGGCCACTATGTAGCGAAAGACGTATATAAATTCTGGTTCGCGGTCGGCGGGCTGGCGTACCTGTTTTTTCTGGTTCCGGCGTTCGCCTGGTTCGACCGTGAACTGGACCAGTGGCCCGGCCTGTTTCTCTGCCTGACGTCGCTAGGCTATGAGGGGTCGAAACTGCTGACGGCCTGGAACAACCGCAAAACGAAAGACGCCGCGGGTAATGAGTTGACAATACCAGAGGCCCAGGCCCAGCCAGGAACGACCCCGCCGCTACCTTTGCAACCGCAAGGCCCAGCAATTCCGCAAGCGGCCGATTAGCAGCCCCCACGCTATGAAATTACCGTCCCGTTATTCGTACCTGCTTTCCGTCCGCGGCGGATTGCCCAAAATGGTCGCCGAGGCCGTCCGCTGGTATGGCACGAAGGAAATACCAGGCAAACCCAGCAACCCCGTAATAATGGCCTGGGCGCGGGCGGTCGGCGCTGCCAGCTATTACCTAAACGATGATACGCCCTGGTGCGCGCTGTTTATGGCCTACGTGGCAACCGTAGCGGGCAAAAAACTGCCGTTCGACCCGCTGGCGGCCAAAAACTGGGCGAGGTTCGGGCGGGGTATCGAGGAAAAGGACCTGGCGCTGGGCGACATTATCGTTTTCCCTCACCACGTTTGTATTTACGTCGGCGAATCCAGGAACGGCGCCCAATGGTTCGTCCTGGGCGGAAACCAGCAGGACCAGGTTTGTATCGTTCCCTGGAAAAAAGGCGGCGCTATTGCGTATCGTCGGCCCGAATATTCTATCGGGCAACCCGAAAGCGTCCAGAAATATTATTTGGACGCCCAGGGCCTGGTCGATGTGAAAATCGTTTAGCTTTGCGGCGTAGTTTAAGCCAAACAGCACACACTAAGGCCCCGGCATATTGTCGGGGCTTTTTTATTTTATAATTTTTTGGACGGATTCGGAAAAGTGCCGTATATTTGTAATGTACCTTACAAAAAACCAACAACCCGAACCGATGAAAAAGCCGTCCAACGCCATTAGCGCCAAGCAATACCAGCAGGAAGTCGCCGCACTCGCAACAAAGGACAAACCGACCCAGGCCCAGTTCCTGGCTTTACAGGCGCTGTTCGATTATTTTAACGCCAAGCTGTTTGATAACAAGTTGCCCCAATGTATCCTCAACTTGCAGCGGCATAAAAAGAGCTAAGGCTACTTTTGGCCCGACCGCTGGGCAAGTGCCCAGGATTTCGTCCTTCCTGAAGATGCCGACGAAACCGAAAACGACCTGGCGACGATGAAACCGGAAAGCAAGACGATGCACGAAATTGCCCTGAATCCTGAATCGTTAAGCCGTTCGCCCCAGCGGGTGCTTTCGACGCTGGTACATGAGATGTGCCATTTGCAGCGCCAGGTAACGGGCAAACCCCCGCGGGCGTCCTACCACGATAAGCAATGGGCGGAAATGATGCTGGCTGTTGGCCTCACCCCGCGCAACTCCAAGAACCCCGATAAAATGACGGGCCAAAATTGCAGCCACGATATAGACAAAGGCGGCCGTTACCAGCGCGCATTCCAGGCCCTACCCGCCGACCTGCTACTACCCTTTACCCACGTTCCGGTTATCGAGGTCCCCAAAGCTGCCAGCAAGTCGGGCGTAAAGGAGAAATACACCTGCCCGCAATGTGAAACGAACGTATGGGGCAAGCCTGGAACGAATGTTCTTTGCGGCGACTGCGAAGACGACCGCGGGCGGCCCTGCAAGATGCTGGCAGAGGGTGAGGAACCCGCCGACCCAGACGACCAGGACCAGGACCTGGACGACGACGACCAGTAACCAAACCAAACCCAGGGCGTATATTTGCCCTGGGTTTGTTCACCTGGCGACCGTTTTCGCGCTTGTTTCCGGTTCGCTCAAAAAGACCAGTCTTTCGCCAGGCTGGTCTTTTTTGTGGGCATGGCCTGACGGAAATAATTTAAATAAATTTGGACGGTTGCCCCGTTCCTGGATAAGTTTACGGCATGAACAACCCCAACCCAACCCCAACCCAGGCGCCGCTGGCGGCCCTGCCTGCCCACCTGGGCGGCCTCACTATCGGCCAAATCATTTGGATTAACAGCATTCAAGGCGGACGGCTGTAGTCTTATTTTCTCACCCCCAAACAAGCTCACCCAATGGCAACCAAACAAACCCCAAACCCCGACCTGCTAACCTGGTCCCCTACGGCGCTGCTGGCGGCCGTCCGTAACGTATTGCCTCACCTCATTAACCCAGACGGCGGCGACGGTCAGGCCGAAAGCGTTCGGGGCGTCCTGGCGAAATTCGACGTGCTGGAATTGCACCTGGGCCGCTACGAAAAATTTATTGAAATTTTGCAGGCTACGACCTGGTTCGAGGGCATCCACCCAGACCAGGACCTTATTCCGGTTTCGCCGCTGGACCAGTGGAAAAACAAGCTAATCGAGGCTTATAACGACGTGCATATTACCGACGACGAACGTAGTAAGATGCTGGTCGGAATCAATAGCCTGGATACGGTCGAAAAGGTCGAAACCAGCCTGGGCAAAGTGAACGAAGCTATTCGGAAACGCCGCCTGGCGGCTAACGAGGCGCTGGCGGGCGCGCATGACATACCAGGCGCCCAGCAGCCCGTCGTTAAGGTCCTGGAATCGGGCGGGTTCGTTACCCAGGGCCTGAACCCTGAAGCGGACGCCAATTACGCCGCGGCCCAGGCAGCAAAAACGCCCCAACAGATTCGGGACGAAAAGCAGGCCGACCAATACGGCGACGGCGCCCAGCCCGGCGCCGAGTCGGAAGCTGAAAAGCCCGCCAAAAAGCCCCGCGCCAAAAAGGCGGCGCCCGAACCCGTAGCGCCCGCGGTCGATGTAAACGACCCCGACAACCTGGCGGCGACGGGTCAGGAAGGGAAAATGATAGACGAGAATTGCGGCCTGGGCGGGACCAACCTGTACGCCAACCTGGACCAGAAAAAACTGTTGCTGAAGCTGTGCCAGGACCCGAAAATTACGGCGAACGAACGGTCGAAAATTTACCTGTCAATCAATAAAATTTCTTACGCCGAGGCCGACCGTAGCATTACCAAAATGCGCGGCTGGATTAAGGACCGGCCCGCGCCCGTTACGGCGCGCCCGCCCGTTCCGCCCGCAACCGACCCCGCACCCGTTGGCAGCGTAGCGCCTGCTTACGACCCCGACAAAATGCCGTTTCAGCAAGATTAACCAACCCGCCCGCCAGGTTCGCCTGGCGGGCTTAATTCCGCACAATGGGACACTATCCGACCGCCGAGCAAACCAGCAAGTACATAAAAAAGCATTTCGGGACGGTTAACCGTTTCGCCGATATTGCGAAGCTGGACCAGGCCACCGTCCGCAATACGTTAAAACGAGTCCCTGGCAAACCCGTTCGGGACCTGCTGGAACTTGCCGAGAAAACCAAAGCCGAGCAACCCGACGCCGTCGCCAGCTACGAAATAGCGCCCGCCGACGTGACGGCCCTAAAAAAGCACGTCGATACGGCGCACGGCGGCAACCTGTCAGAGTTTGCCCGCCAGCACGGCCTGGACGTCATTACGGCCGACCAGGTCGCCCGCGGCAAGCGCAAGCGCAAAACGGGGCCTGTAGTGGCCGCAATGCGCGCCGCGAAGGTATCGGGCTATTAAAGGCGCCGCGGCGCTGCTGGGCGTTAAATTTGACTCCTTCCTGAACATTTTAAGCAAACCCTTACGCAATGGCGAAACTGCAACTGGGTTACACCGTGATACAACACGGCCCCCGCATTCACTACGGCCTGTCGATGAACCAGTATAGTCTGGCGTCGGCCGTTTACCACCTGGCAAGCAATCCAAAGAATCCGGTTCTGGGTTGGTGCTGGGCGTCTAAAAAGACCCTGGCGGCCTATTTCGGTTTTTCCGAAAAGACCGTTTTTAACATCCTGGGCGAACTGGTCGCCGCGGGCTGGCTGGAAAAACACCCGTCGCAAGCGGACGGCAACCTGGACGGGGCGAACGGCCTGGTTCGGGCGACGGCCCGCTGGTACGACTTAATCGAGTGCTGGACGGGCGAAACGGACCCGTCTGGGTTGCCCCCTGCAATTACTACCCAGGGTATGCAAAATTTACATACCCCCCCTGTGCAATCTTTACATACCCCCTATGTAAATGTTACACACAATAGTAATACTAATACTAATAGTGGTAATACTGATGTGTTTAGCGCGCAAGCGAGAACAAAAAAAAATAGGGGCAAAAATGCCGAGGTCGAACCCTTCCTAGATGCCCCAACGACCGCCGACGATTCCCCCCCCGTTGCGGACGCCCCCCCCGCGCCGTTGTCGGAGGAAGCCGACGCCCTGCTGGCGGATATGGCGGACTATTGGAACGTTTCGACGGAACGCTTTTTCCACTCTTACGCCCTGCTGGCGCGCTTCATTCGGGAACAGGTCGCACTGGGCGAACTGGCGTTCGTATCGAGTCAGTTCTACGCCTACAAATCGGCCCGCAACGTCCAGCCGCATAACCTGGACAACTTCCTGGGCAAGCCTGGCGAATGGCTGGGCGCCTGGAATAAGGAAGATTATTCTAAAAAGCTCACCAAAAGACAGGCCCAGGACCCGAACGCCCAGGGCGACGGCAAACAGTCGCACCTGGGCCAACGCCTGACCAGCGGCAACGCCGCCGCCCAGCGCCTGCTGGATAAGCGAAACGCCCGCCTGCAAACCCAAAACGAAGCATGAGTACGGCCCTAGTCATTCAGGAAGAAAACCCCGCCGCCCAGCTACTGGTCCGCGGGAAATCGCAATGGCCCGAAAAGCTGGCGCTACCCGACAACCTGGCGCCCGCCAGTCGGGACGCGGCCCTGGCAGCCCAGGACCGGCTGGCGGCCGTTCGGGACCAGGAACCGGAAGTCTTGGCGATTTTGGTTATGGGTTGGCTATCCAGGGCGTTGTTTCGCCTGAACCACGCCAACAGCTACGCCGACCGCAAAGGCGACGCGCCCGGCGCCCAAATCGAACTACTAGCCGAGGACGTTACGCGCATGATTCAGCGCAAATTTCCCAACTTCCGGCCCGCCGAGGTAAACGAGGCAATTACGCGGGGTAGTAGCGGCGACTGGTACGACCCGAAACAGGGCTACCTGGTTCTATCCGTTCCGACCGTCCAGGGCTGGCTGGGCAGCTACCAGCACGAAGCACGGCGGCCCGCCCTGGAACTGCTGGAAAAGATAGCAAACGACCTGGGCGACGGCCCGCGGGAAATGAACCTACCCGACTGGCACCCCGTCACGTTCGGCATAAGCGCGGCCAAACTGTGCGACCTGGTTACGCGGTCGCTGGGCGGCGAAATCCTGGACGACTTTACGTTCGACGTCCTGGCTTACGACTGGCTGGACCGGCTGGGCATCTGGGCGCGCTTTCGCACAATCGAGGAACGCCAGGCGATGCTGGACGCCGAAATCGCAAAGCTGGGCGACCCGTCGCTGGCAATGGCGGGGCTGTCAAAGAATCGACAGGGCGAACTAAAGAGTTTCCGCCAGGCCCTGGCGCTGGTCGCCCAGCCGAACCAGCACCCCGTTATGAGTGAGGCCAAAGGCAACGCCCGCCGCGCCTTATTCCGCGCCTGGCTTCAGTCGTTCGATAGCCCGCGGGCCTGTTACGTCGCCCTGCTGGACGTCTGGGCGTTTTCTTACTTTCTCCATTTTCAAGGCTTAACCGATGCAACCCGATAACCAGCGCCAACTATTCCCCGACCTTGCCGAACTCTTTGGGCCGCTGGGCCTGAACGAAGACCAGGCCGACCAGTTCCGAGTCATAGCCCGCGGCCTGCGCCAGCAGTTGCACCAAAAGGCCCAGGATATAAAAGCCGACCCGGTTAAGCCGAAAGATTGGCGGAACCTGGTATCGGCCGCCGTTTTGATGAGTGAGGGTATTCTAAGTCTGGCGGCCGAAATCCTGGACGACCCCGACATTATCGAAAATCCTGATACTTTGTAATGTACCTTACAAAATGGCATGGGACCCCGAAAAATACCGCGGCCACTCATTGGAGGAAGTAATTCTACTGCTGGGCGCGAAGACGATAAACGGCCGAAAGCCGATTCGTTTTGCAAAGAATATAATCGAGCCAGACGGCCCGCCCGTCCCGATTTATCCAGACGGCACGTTCGCCGTAAACCCGCGGCCGACGATACCCGGCGCAACCCCGCAACCGTCGATAACGGGAACGCCCAGCGGGTCATTTTGTCCGGTCGGCCCAGGCCACGTTCCGCCGACCGCCGAGCAAATGGCCCAGTATTGCGGCGTTTCGGTCGAAAAGTACCTAGCAGGGTTGCCCGCGGTCGTTGCGGCGCTGAACGGTCAATCGTTGGCCCAGCCTGGGCGGGTTGTTGAGGTCGGCGAAATCGTCGGCAATATTGACGACTGGACGGCCCAGGTTCCCGCCGCCGAGGCCGCGGCGTTCGCGCACTGGCAACAGTTCGGGAAAGGCCCCAATCGGGACGCCAAACGATGGGCGGCCCTGTCGTCGGTTGCGAAACATACTCACCAAAAGGCGGCCAAAGCCGCGGCGAAATAATGGCATTTGGCAACCGTAGCGGCTGGCTGGAAAAGCTGGCGAAAACGAACCCGTCCGTAGTGGCCCCGCTACCAGGTGAGCAACCGCCGCCCAGGAAGCCCAACGCCGCGAAGAAAAGCCCTGGCGAACCCAAACCGGCGCGCCTGGGCCGCCAGCAGCAACCCGAACACGTCCAGCAAGTCGCCTGTTTTGTCTGGGCGCGGGCGAAATACCCCTGGCTGGATAAGCTGTTATACGCCGTCCCGAACGGCGGATTTCGGCACAAGGCAACGGCCGACAAACTGAAGCGCGAAGGCGTGACGACGGGCGTTTCCGATATTACCCTGGCGGTCGCCCGCGGCGGGTTTGCGGGCCTGTACCTGGAAAACAAGTTCGGCCGCAACGATACCAGCGACGCCCAGGACGATTTTCTGGACCAGGTCCTGGCGCAAGGTTACCAGACCGCCGTTTTTTGGACCCAGGAGCAATTCCAGCAAATTATCGACGACTACCTGGCGCAACCCCCGACGCTGCTGGGCCTGGTCGTTTCTTCGTAGTTTTACCCCCAACCTTAACGCTTTACCTCATGCAAACCCCAACCCCGCGGCGGAAACACGCCGACCCGACCAAACAATCGCCCAAAGTCGCCCAGCCGCCCGTCCAGGTCCTGGACCCGAACGCCGAGGCGAAAGGCGAAACGATGCCGACCGCCGACCCGTTGCCGGTCTTTCCGCCCGAAACGGCCCAGTTTGCGCGCTTCAGCTTATTGCCCGCGCTGGCAGAGGTAAACCCCGACTGGGACGCCCGCCTACGCCAGCCGATACTGGAAACCAGCGAAGAATTAAGCGACGCGATTGGCCTGGTCCAGCGCCTGGTTAAAACGACGATGGAAGCCTTTCCCGCCGATGCCGAGGTCGAAGGCATTCTAATCAACGACGCGGGACTGGTCCAGGGCAAGCTGGACGGCCGCGGCGTCTTCGTTTTCGTGGATACGGTCAGCGGCGGCGCGCTTCAGCTATACGGCCCAGGCGGCGAACTGCTACCCTTGCAGTCGCCGAGTAAGGGCCGCGCTATCGTTGCGGACGGTTGCGCGGGCTTTGCCCTGGACCCGACGCACGGCCGCACCCCGCGGACCGTACTGCTGTTCCGCCTGGCGGCCAAACCGGACCCCGCCGAGTAAGAACCGCCCAAACCAGCCCAGTAGCGGGCGGTCGGAACCCCGGCCGCCCGTTTCGGCTTTACACCCAGCGCGCCGCGCTTTCCTTACCTTTGAACTGCCCGCCTGGCTTGGCCGCCAGGTTTCAATATGCCGAAAGAACCGCCCCAACGCGCCTACAATCCTGAACTACCGGAAGGCCCCGACAACCCGCGGCCGAAAGGCGGTGAGGTGGCCGTTAGCCAGTACGAAGCCTGGCAACAGCGCGAACGCCAGCGGCGCCTGGGCGGCGGCGAGGGTTACCAGGAACCTTATACCACGAAAAAAGGCGCGGGCGGGCGGCCCCCGACCGTTATCGACTGGACCGTAATGGATGAGCTTTGCGGCCTGGGTTGCACGTTGGATGAAATAGCGGGCGTTTTCGGTTGCGACCCGTCCACCGTCAAGCGGGCGATAAAAAACACCTGGGCGCTCACCTTTACCCAGTATTGGAACTGGAAATCCAGCGGGCTAAAGGTGAGCCTACGCCGCGCCCAGGTGAGGCTGGCGCTGGGCGGGAACGTGCTTATGCAGATGTTTCTGGGTAAACAGTTGCTGGGCCAACGCGATACGCTGGGCGCCGCCCAGGATGCCGACGACGACGACGATAAAAACAAGGCCGTTAAGGAGGTTTACGGGACTACTTTCGTCGGCGCGCCAGGCGATGAAAATACATGGGTAGCCCCGCCCGATGCCGTTAAGCCCTACAATGCAAGCCAGCCAGACCTTACCCCCGCCGAAAGCAGCGAAGCACCCGAATAAGGGCCGCCTACGCACCAAAAAAGCAAAGGAGCCAAAGCCCGCGGTTTACCAGCTAGGGCCAAAGATGAACCGCGCCTATTACTGGGCCAATGAGAGCCAAAAACGGTTCCTGGTCCTGAAAGGCGGCGCGGGGTCCGGCAAGTCGGTATTTTGCGCCCAGAAACTGCTGGACCGTTGCAAGCGGGAAACGGACGACGGCAAGTTCGCGCACCGTTTTCTAGTTATCCGCAAGGTTGCCAATACCCGCAAAAAGTCGGTTTATAAACTGATTAAGGCCGAAATCCAGCGCCAGGGCCTTAGCAAAGAGTGGAAATGGTACGACGGCGAACTATGGTTTAAGCACTTGCCCAGCGGGGCCGAAATAATTACGTCCGGCCTGGACGACCCCGAAAAAATTAAGTCAATCGCCGACATTACCGGCATCTGGGTAGAGGAAGCGACCGAGCTACTACTACCCGACTTTAGCCAGCTAAACCTACGTTTGCGGGGTAACTACCCGTATTACAAGCAAATTATTCTATCGTTCAACCCGATAAATAAATCGCACTGGATAGCCGAACAATTCGACCAGCCGAAAAGTAAAGGCCGCGGGGCCTATAGCGACGGCGCCCGGCTGGATATGTTTCTGACGACCTACCGACATAACCAGTTCATCGACGCCGAGTATAAGGAGGAATTGGAGGCCCTGGTCGATGTGGACGAAAATCTATATCGTATCTACGTGCTGGGCGAATGGGGTATCGAGGACCCCAATAAGCTGTTTGCAAAGGACTTTAAGCTGGATAAGCACGTCAGCGAAAAAGCCGTTTACGACCCGCTGCTGGGTCGGGTCTGGGCGGCGTTCGATTTTAACGTCGTCAATACCTGCATACTGTTTCAGTACGACCAGCAGAGTATCCGCGCTTTTAAGGAGTACCGATACGACGCGGGCGACCTTCAGGACCTGGCGTATGAGGTCCAGACCGATTTACGCAATATGAAAGCCGCGGCCCTGGGCGTCCTGCCCAGTGAGGTAACGCCCGATTATATCGTCATAAACGGCGACGCCAGCGGCGGCAATAAATCGGGCCTTACGGCGGACCGTTCGACGGCTTACGAGCAACTGGCGCGGTTCTTTGGGGACGTGACGGGTAAGCTACTGCATTGGGACCACTTTAACGTCCCTCATGCCAACCCAGGCCACGGTTCCAGCCGACTCGTTACGAACATGGTTCTGAAAAACGAACGGCATTTCTATATTCACCCGTCATTGAAATTTCTGATTCGGGACTTAGAAAACGTCAAATTCGAGAAAGGCGAAATTGATAAGTCCGACGAATCGCTTACCCACGCGCTGGACGCCTTTCGGTATTTCGTCTGGGCCGAGCTGAACGACCGCCTGAAGAATTACGGTATAAGCCCGATAGCCGATAAGCTGGGCCTACCCTGGGCGCAACAAAACGACCTGGACGACGCCCAGGACGAACTGGACGCCAGAGAGGACCGATACGTTTAGCCGCGGCGGGACCAGTGACGACGGCCGCCCGCGGGCTGGCGGGTATAGGGCCGCCTGGGCGCCCGGTCCGTATGACTGGTCGTATGGTGAGCGTTGCACTGCTGGCAGAAATACCAGCGGAGGAACCCGCCCGATTCTTTGGTCTTCGTAACCAGGGCCTGGGCGGTCGCCAGCGTATGGCAGACTTTCCAGCACTTGTATAGTTCGCCGCTAGGGTCGGCCTGGTCGATTCTGTAGGACTTTCGGGACATTTGGCGTAGGTCTGGACGTTTTGGGCGCCGTTCGTTCAGCAGGCGCGAAATTTGGCGCAAAACTGGCGACGCTTTCGCCGCTGGCGCTGCAATATCGGCAGGATTGCCGAGGCCGTTCGCCCCCGTCCCTATAAAAAGGCGCCCCCGACCCGGTTCGGACCCTATGTAAAAACGCGCCGACCTATGCAAAAAGAAACGCCAGCGGCGCGGGGCTGCTGGCGTTTCTGGGTAGTGGTGAGCCTGGGCGGCCTACGCGCCCGAACCTGGTAGGACGTCGTCGGACATATCGGCGCCGCCGTTGTCCTTATCCAGCCAGCGGCGGGCGCTATCGTCGTCCTTTTGGTCGTCGGGGTCCAGGCCGTACTGTTGCTTCAGTTGCTCACCCGTTATAATTTCGGTCTGGTCGTCCTGGCTTTGCGTCTTACGATTTGCCAGGACCCGACCCTTGCGCGCTTCAGCCTCTTTGGCCGCGGCGGTTTCGATAGCTGCCAGGAAATTGCCAGCGATGCCCACGGCGGCGGGCTGGCGGCTGAACCAGGCGCGGAATAGCGCGGGGTCGAACCAGTAGTCGGCGGGAAACTGGTTATACTCGCAATATTGGCCGATGTACGTCGCCAGCAGCGCCTGGGCCTCTGTGTTACTCATTGTCATATCCAGCAGCATCTGGGCGGGTAGGTCGTTGCCCGCTTGCTGCTGGGCCTGGGTAACGTCCAGCAGCACGTCGATAAGGGTACGGTCGGGGCTGCTGGATTCCTCTAAAAATTGGCGATACAGTAGCACCCCGTCCGCCAGGTTGCGGAACCCATGCGCGAAAATTACCTTATTGGGGAATAGGTCCGCAATATCGCCCGGCTGGGTAATGCGGGCGAATTGGCCGACGACGTCGGGCGTAAACAGCGCGGGCCATTCCCCAAAGAACTCCGATGCCGCGGCGTGTAACTGATGCCGCCAGCGGTTCGTCGGCGCGCTGGACAGGTTGCCCCGTAACGTCGGCTGGTAACCCATGCCGAGCGACCGGCTAATCGTATCCAGGTAGAACTGGCCCAGGTCGTTCGGGCTGGGCATTTCGACGCGCACCGTCACCCCGCCGATAACCACGTCGAACCCGCTGGGCAATGCTTCAGCGACCAGGGCATCGACCGCGGCCTGGGCCTCACCCGTTGGCACGTTTACGACGACGACCCGCGCATCGTCTTTCCAGGCGTCCAGGGCCTGGCGTAGCGGCTGGTAGCCGTCCATTGCGCGGAATAGCGTATCGTTTTGGCCGCAAATGCCAGCGACCGTTTCATCGTTGCACTGGTCCGGCCACAAGCTGAAAAATTCCAGCGCGGCGCGCCCGATGTTTTCGACGTGCGGCTGGAAAAACACGCCGTCCGACTCTACCCGGTTCGGGTCAAAGCCGAGCGACCGGACCAGGCCCGCGATGAACGTAGCGGCGAAATTCGATACGGCCGCGGCCTGTTGTTTCGCCAGGTTTTCGGCGGTCTGGTCGGCGCTGGGTTCGCCGCCGTTCGGCCACTCACAAGCGGCCTGAAGTTCGGGCGTAATGCCGTGCGCGCCGTCCAGCCAGACGGGCGGCTGGTAGTCCGTCAGTATCGAGAGGTAAACCAGGCCGCCCGATGCGATAACTTGTTCCAGCGCGGCGCGGCCCAGTTGCCAGGCGCTGGTAATACGGGGCTGGTTTCGGTTGCTGAAGTCCCGAAAGACGCGCAAGGGTTGGCAGCCTGGTATATCGTCACAATGGTACGTCAGGTTGAACGCGGGGTCGCTTACGGGGTTGGTTTCTTCAGGCGCATAGTGTAGCAAGCGGTCCAGCGCCGAGTCGGCTAGTTCCAGGGCCTGGTCCTGGGTCCGTACATCGGGGAAATGACTGATAAACCAGTCGGCTAACAATTCGCGGGCGTTTGTTGGGGTTGGCATTGGTTGGGGTTGGTTATGCCGCGCCAGCGGTTACTGGCGCGGCGGGTTGTTACTTATTGTAAATCGGGAAGCTGTCAAAGTGGAACGGCTGGTCGATGCCTGGCAAGGGTTCGCCGTTCCCGTCTTCGCATTGGTGGATTTGGTCCAGGACGTCGGACAAACCGGAATAGAGTATCGCACCTTCCGAACCGTCGCCGATATTCTGGACCAGGTCCAGGGTAAAGACGCGGCCCTGGGCCTGGACTTCCTTAACGCCTTCCGCAAGCGTCGCCAGTTGGCCCTGGGTATAGTTATAAAGACAATCGTTGTCCTGGTTCAAGGCGCGGATAAGGCCCAGGGCTATCGCTTCAGGGTCGCCCGATTCGATGCGGCGGTCCAGTTCGCGCTGGCGGTCGTTAATGCCGCGGGGAAATGGTTTCATAAGGTTTTTTGAGGGGGAAAGGTGGGCGCATCTTCAGCCGCGCCCGATGCTGTGAGTTGCTTTAGTTTCGCCTGGCAGCCCAGGCATTTGCGTTCGTTGGTTTCGAGTGCCAGCCGCGGGACCAGCGGCCCGATTGCGCTGGCGTACTTGCCGCAAACCGCCAGGCCGTCGTCGGCCTGCTTATACCAGTGGGCGACGGTCTGGCGGCCGTTTTTCCACCAGCCGCGCCAGGGTCGTTTCGGGAGAGTCATAAGCTACAGTTTTACGCGGTCGCCGTTGCACAATTCTATGAGGTAGGGCGACCCCCGGTAAAGTTGGGTATAGTCGAACGGATGCCGTCCGTAAGGCTTGCCGCAAGTGCTACAAATAGCGTCCTGCGAGGCGCGATAATAGCTGTCTTCGCGCTGGGTTAAATTGTAAGGTACATTACAAATGCCAAGCCTTTCCAGTGAGGCGGCGGCGGCGGCCCTGGCTGCTGGCGATACGTCCAGGCGGGCAACGAATAGCGCCAGGTCGTCGTCCAGGTAATTGACGTCATGCGTCGTCATGCTTTCGGTATTCGTTGGGGTCTTCGTCGTCGTCCAGGTCCGCCAGTTCTTCGTCGGTAAACCCAACGGCGTCGGCGATGTGGCCGCCCGTCCGTTCGTCATAATCTTGTTCCGTTTCGTCGTCCAGGTCCTGGGCGTGAATGATGCCAGACGGCGCCAGCACCCCGCCGAGGTAACTATACGCCACGTCGATATGGAGGCCCAACGACTTCGCCAGGTACTGGGCGCCGCTGGCAATCGCCGCTAGTTCGTCGGGTTCTAGCGTAACGCCCAGGGCGCGGGCCTGGCGTAGCGGGTCGGCGTCGAATAGTGCGCGCCTGGCGTCCTGCTGGTCCAGGTAGCCCTGGGCAAAATTGGGGCGCTGAAAGGTCGGCGGCCCGTATAGCTGGTCCATCGTTGGCCCGCTACTAAGAAACAGCCGCGGCGCGGGTTGCCCAGCCAGCAGCGCCGCGGCGGCGGGGTCGATGCTGGTCGATTCGTCCAGCCAGGCGCCCGATATGATAGCGCCCAGGATGCGCTGGCTTGCACCCTCACCACGGCCGCCCGCGGCGCCCTGGGCGAATTGGTTGGCGTCGGTCGGGAAAACCTGACCCATACGCGCCGCCAGTTCGCCCGCGGCCTGCTGTATCTGTTTGCGACCCCGCGGCGTCTGGGCCTGCTTTTCCAGGGCCGCCTGTTTGCGTAGGTTGTTGGTACAACTAGAGCAGCAAAGCCCCGCCAGCGGCTTAGTTTCTGCAAAGGTCAGGACGCCCGCCTGGCGCTGGTAATTGCAGCTACTGACGCCGTCCTGGTAGTGGTGAAACTTGCCGGTCCCGACCCGCGCCCAGCCCGATACAACGACGGGCGGCAAGGGTTCGCCGAGGTCCAGCAGTTCCAGCGGTTGCGCCAGGTTCGACTGGGCGGGGTTTGGGTTGGGGAATCTTGTTCGCTTTTTCATTGGGTTTGTTTGGGGGTTAAAAGTGGTAAGGTTCGGGTAAATCCAGGCGCATATACGCCGTAATTTTAAAGTGTAGGGTATCGGTTGCGAAAGGTGAGGCCCAGCCCGCGCCAGGGTTGCCGAACCAGGTCGCTTTTTCCACGAAATCGGACTGGTCCGCCAGGCGGCGTACTGAAATCCAAAATTCGCGGCCGTAGTAGATGCTGGCAGGGTCGCCGAGTAGCCAGCGGTCGGCGGGTAGGTAGGCACTCATTAGAACAGGATTTCGACGGTCTGGGTAAGGTCGGCGGCGACGGTGATTTTTACCAGTTCGCCGTCGTCGTTTTCGCTATAGTGGACGCCTGGGCCTAGTTTGGTATGTTTCCGGCTATTCTGCGAAAGCGTAAGCGGCGCCAGGTTCCAAACGTGATACCCGTATCGGTTGTCCTTTCGGTCTAGCGTCATGCTGGAACCTTTGCGGCCCGTCTTACTGGCGTATCCGGTCGCCGCGCACCACTCGCGCCAGTTTTCCAGGGTGAGGGTCCAGGCAGGCCACCCAGGCACCCGTCCCCACGGCTGGACCTTGCCGCGCTGGTTGGCCCGGCTTTTCTTTTGGTGAAACAGGTAGGCGACCAGGTCCCGCCGTTTCTTATGCTGCCAGTAATGTTTATAGCAGAGGCCCGCCGTTGCGATGCCGTGCTTATTCTGGCAGCGATACCCGCGGCATAGCCCCGCGGCCTTTTTGCGGGCGACGTATTCCGGTCCTGGGTCGCTGGGCTGTCTGGATAGATGAGGCATGAGGAAAACGATTAGGCCCGCGCCTGGATTTCGGCGATAACGACGTCCAGGGTTCGGGGCTGCTGACCTTTGCGGGGCATCTTGAACGTATGCCCGATTTCCTTTTCGACGGCGACAATATCCGCCAGCTTTTCCGGTTCCAGTTCGGCGGCCGTTACCAGGTCGGCGTCGCTGCTGTAGATGCAAAAGCAACAGCTAAGACGGGACATTCCGGCGACGTATGCCCAATGAAAATTCCAGCCCAGGACGGCCGCGGCCCGGTCGCCCGCCCGCCAGAGTGCGCGGCGGCGGTCCAGGTCTTCCTGGGTATGGCCCTGCGAGGCCCAGACTTGCGCCAGGCTGTAGTTATGAACCGCCAGCCAGGTCCAGGCCGTCCGGCCCGCTTTCGATAGCCGCGGGTTACGTTTCCAGGTCCGCAACTTGGCGCGGTCGGGCGACTCCCGCGCCGCCAGGCCCTGGCAGTCGATAAGTAGCGGGCGGTCCAGTTCTTTCGATAGCTGGCGCATTAGTTTTTCTAGCGGCCCGCGCTTCAGGTCGCTAGTACATTGGCGATATTGAGGCGTTGGAAAGTGCTGGCTACGGACCGTCATTTCCAGGAAGGTTTTCACGGCCTGGCAGGTATAGAACCGGCAACCGTGCGCGAACGCCTGGTCCCTGGCTTGTTCCTCACTACCCGCCCAGGTAACGCCAGGCAGGCGGCAATACATAACGACGACGTTTTCGGGTCGGACGTGCTGTAGCACTTTCGATAAAAGGGCCTTAGAGTCTTTTCCGCCGCTATGATTCACGCAAAACAGCGCGCCAGCAGCTTCTAAGGACCTAATCGACGGGGTTTTCGGGCTAGTCATACGACAAATATAACGGCCAACCCTCACCCGTTCAAAATTATTTAAAATTATTTGGACGGAAACGGCGCCGCGCCGTACTATTGTGTTATGAACACAACGCCCGCAACTATCGCCCCGCCCGCCGACCGCTTGCCCCAAGTGCATCGGACCAAAGAACAGCGCGAACTGGACGCTATCCAGGCCGCCCGCGCCGCCCGCGAACGGATTCGCCCGCGCCGCCTGGACCCGCGCCAGCAGTACCTGGTAATGCTGGAAAACCTGCGAGTAACGATAACGACCGCGGGACCCTGGGCAAGTATCGCCGCCTTTTGCGACGATAGCGGCATCGACAAATTCAATTTGTCGAAATGTTGGCCCAAAGAGTCGAAACCAGGCCGCCCGCCGCTGACGGAAGACGAACGGTATCCAGAAAAGGAAATGAGCGTCGGCCTGTATTCGCGGATTCTGCTGGCGCTGGGCCTGTTTGATAACTGCGAGGTGAGCGACGAACAGCTACTAAGCCCCGACCCGGTTCGCAGCTTCATTACCTACAATACCAGCGCGATAATGCGGTCGCTAATCGCTTTGCAAGAGCTTTCCAAATAATTCCATTCACCCCCAAACCTTTTTTAGAAATGGCTTTCGACCCCCAACTTTCCCCCAACGCCGTCCTAAATATCCTGCTGGACCGCGCTATACCCCAAACCGACAAAGTCCGGTCTAAAGGCGCCGATGAGGCCGCCGCGCACCTGCGGACGCTGCTGGTTCGGGACGCCCAGGAACTGGACGCCCTGCGCGCTGAAGTGGCCCAGCTTCGCACGGTTACGAAGTGGCCCGTTATCCTTACCCGTATCCTGGGCTTTATGCGCGCCCAAAAGTCCAGCCTGGTCGAAATGGATAAGTACGAAGTCGAAATGATAGGCCACGCGCTGGACCTGTGCGAAAAGGCGGACAACGATATTTTTAAGGCATTGCCCCGCGCAATGGATAAGGCCGGAATCTAATTTTTCACCCCAAACCCCAAACAAACCCAATGAACGAGCAAACCCCAACCCCCGAAATTATTTGGTCCGTTTTGCAGCTTGCCCAGCTACGGACGGGCGTCGATTGGACCGCCCTGGACGCCCAGGGACAGGCCGCGGCCCAGTATCTTATCGTTCGCGGCATGATTCACCGCGGCCCCGACTTTGCCAGCCATATCAATCGGGTAAATTTCTGTATGTACGTCGAAAAGGACCCGCTTATTTCCGACCGGCGCCTGGACGCGCCCGCCCAGGCCGCGGCCCTGGCGGCGGAAGGATTCGAGGCCGACCGTATCGCCGAGCTACTACGCGCCCGGTTTCCTTACATGACGGACCCCTATTTCGACGCTGTCGCCGTCGATGCCTGGGCAACCCAGCAAGTCGCCCAGGATAAGGCCGACGCCCAGACGTCGGCGGTTTTCGGCTTTACCAACCTTATCGACTTCATTAAGCGGGACAGCGCCCGAACCCGTCCGGCCCAGCCCGAACTGGCGGAATTGTGCGCGAATCCTGGGTCGTTCCGCTGGGTCCCTGGTTCCAACTTCATGCGCGTAACCGCCCGCAACGGCAGCGACGCCAGCAGCGCCAACCCTGCGTAATGAGTACGAAAGAAATCGCTAACGTCGCCGCCAAGTGGTGGGCGACGTTGCTACGCGAAGACCGCGAAAAGTTCGGCAACGTCCGCGCATCGACCGTTTACCAGGAATTGTTCGGCGACCTGCCCGAACTAACCGACGACGCCCTGGCAACCTTTGAAACCTACCTGGCGGGCGCTATCCAGCACCTGCTGGAATTGTCCCAACCCAGCGACCGCTTTATCGAGGTGAGTAGCGACTACGAACCACAAGGCGCCCTATTGCTGGCAATGGCAAAGGCCAATATCGACCAGGACCGATTCCCGTCTAAAACGAAACTCATAATTGAAGACGATTTAATACGGGTATCGAGAGGCTACGGCGGCAAATGGCAAACAATACTAACTTATTGATTCACCGGACCCAGCCGCCGCGCTGGGTCCTTACTGTTTCCTCATTATGAAAATCGAAACCCGTTACGTCTGCGAAATTTGCGGCGAAAAGTACGAAAAGCCCGCCGACGCTGAAGCCTGCGAGGCGAAAGGCCCAGCGGCCGATATTATGCAGTTTTGGCCGGTCGGAATGCTTATTCCGCGGGACGCTGGCGATAAGCTGGCGCTGGCAGTAGCTGAACGGCGGCCCTACATGAGTGGGCACCTTATTACGACCAGCTACTGGGCGGCGCGGGACAACGGCGCGGGCGATAGCCTGGGCGAATTGTGCGGCGGCGACCTGCATAGCGATAAGCCTGGCGACTACTACGCCCGCCCGCTGGACCTTACCACGCCCTACGCCCAGCGGTTGCTGGCGTACCTGAAGAAAAAAGGCATTACCCCGACCCGTTGGGACGGCGAAAAGATTGTCCCTGTCGAGCTATGAAAAGGCCCCGTTTCCTTAGATACGTCCCGACCGGCGATACCCGCAAAATGGCTGCCGTCCCGCGCCGAGGCCCCGCCAATGGCAAATATTTTCATTGGGGCCGCTGCTGGTTTGCCGCCCGCTATTTCCAGCGGTTCGGGCGCTATGCCAGCGACGAACGCCAGTTCCGCGCCGAGTTTTACCGTTACGACAAACAGTTCGCTTTTACCGTCAAAAATCGCAACAAATGAACCAGCTTATTCCCAACAACTTTAGCCGCGCCAGCCAAAAGAGCAACCCCCGCGGCGTCTTCCTGAACGGCGGCCCAGACGGGGCGTTCCCGTTCGTTACCTACCTGGAATACGGGCGGGCGGCGTTCGCATGGTGCGCGCTGTTTTCGGCCTATGCCCAGCGGCGCGCCCAGTGCTTACCCGAACCCGTCGTCGGCTGGTCGGGCGGCGGCCATATCGCCGCGGGCTACGTAGCGCCGAGGTTCCACGGCGACCAGCCCGAATTTTTCGTCCGCAACCGCCCGACGAATCCGCGCTACGCCGCCGCGCTGGATGCTATCCGAACAATGCCGCTACAGAATGAACCCGCCCGCATGACGTGGCCCCGTCGCAAACCCGCCGCGGGCAACTGGGCGCCCAGTCGCTGGTTCGTCCAGCCGCGGCCGTTTGGCGAGGGCTACGACGTTTGTACTTACGTGGCCCTGGGTCGTCTGTTTCCCGCCAGCAGCTACCCGCTAAAGCTGGTCGTCGTTGCCCTGGGCGGGTATGCAGACGGCCCGTTCCGCCGCGCCCAGGACGCGCTGGCGCTGGCGACCCAGCTAAACCAGACGCCTACCTGGTTCCCGCCCGCGGGCGCCTGGCAACTCGTTACCGAAACCGAACTGGGTCCTGGGCGCGAAGTCCCGCGGGCGCGCCAGCAGCCCCGCCCGCTTAGTGAGCTATGGGAGGCCCTGAAAGAAACTGCGGGCGCCTGCTGGCTTTACGTTCGTTACCTGAAGCGTAAAATTGTAATGTACCTTACAAAATAACCGATGTTTTATTCCGATTTTTCCGCCAGCACGAAAATACCCTGGGGCCGTTGTTCCTGGGTCTGGCGCCTGAAGCATAAGTACGCCTGTTTACCCTGTCGGCGGCATATTGTAACCGCGGGCGCCCTGGTTTGCCCAGCTTGTGGCAAACCGCTGTGCTACGTTGGCGAAATGCCCAGGACGGGCGCCAATCGCTGGCGCCTACTCACCCGATAACAGACCGAACCCCGTCGCAATCCGCGGCGGGGTTTATCTTTGGTCCTCACCCTAAACCCATTTACGACAATGAGTAACCCCCAAAACGACCCCAACCTGGGCGACAACCTGAAACGCCTACTGGCGGGCGGCGTCCCGCTGCTGGCGACGGGCGGCAATGGCTTGCAGCTACCCGCGCACCTGAAGCGGCCCCACGTTTTCCAGGGCATACCCGGCCCCGCCCAGGCCGCGCTTTCGACCCTGGCGCAAACAACTAAATTCCCGATGCGCGAAATTGCCGAGCTATACCGGACCGTAGGCGGGAACCTGGACGATACTATTAACATCGTCACCCGCGCCCAGGCCCAGGGCGCCAGCCTGGCGGACCTTATCGCCGCAACCGTCGCCCAGTCGGCCGCCGCGGGTCAGGACGTACACCCCGACGAAATAACGGTCGATTGCTACGTTAGCGAAGCAAATCGGGTACATATCGAGTTTAATAAAAGCATTCGCTATCTGATGCTGACCAGGGAAGGCGTCGAATCGCTAATCGACGCGCTGGGCCAATCGCTGGCGGGCCTTTCGGAGTAGTTTGCTACCTTCGTAGCTCACCAACCAATTTTTAACGATGCGTACCAATGCTAATTCCAAATCAAATTTTCGCGCTTGCCGTCGTCGTAACTGCGGCGCCGACCGTAGCCTGGACAGTTCTTACGAACTTATGCAATACGATGGCCCTGGCGTTTCTATGCGCGGGGCTGGCGCACTTCCTGGACGCCGCCCAGGGTCCAGGAATGATTTTTCGCGCCTGGCGCGCCTGGACGTTTCGCGTACTCTGGTTTAAGGGTCGGGCGCGCATCGACTACCAGGAAGGCATCAATTACCTGGGCCTGGCAGTCGATACCCTACCCGCGCCAGACTACTATCGGCCGCGGGCCTGCCTGGGCATAAACGCCCGAAATCACTGGACCCCGCCGATAGCCTGGCGCCGCGGCCTGTATAAAATCCTGGGCGGTTGCATCTACTGTAGCGCCGTCTGGACAGGTTCGTTTTTCTTCGTAATTGGGGCGTCCTTCGCGGGCGCCCCTTTCGCGCTTATAGCGTTTTTGTGGCCCCTGTTTGTCGGCGCCCAGTACGCATTTACCGAACTGATATTCGCCTGGTCCGGCCCGAAAAAATGAGTAGCGCCGCGCATACTTGCAGCGAAGTAAGCCCCGGCGTGTACGAACTGGTTAGCACGTTCGGCACGGCCACCAAAACCCGAACGGCGGGCGCAAAAGAGGCCCGCCGTTTTTGCCGACTCCATAAAATCCGCTTTCCCCAATGAGCAACCCCAAAAAACCAACCTGGCGCGAACGTATCGGCCGACTCTTAGGGTCGTCGGCAACCCGCCAGACCGAACACCCGCAATTTTCGCACTTCAGCAGCAAGGGCGATATTGAAAAAGTATTCACGTCGGGCGGCGTCCAGTATTACCGTTTCGTGAATGAGGCCAATATTCCGGCCCTGCGCGCTATGAGTGCTAAGGACGTGTACGCCGAACTAAGTTTCCGTACCACGTCGGAGCATCTAAAAGGGACGTTACTGGCCTGCCGTAAGCTAATGGATGAGGGTAAGTACACCCAGGCCGCGGTCCTGCATGATACCCTTATCCAGCGGCTGGAATACATTAGCCACGTCGATATTTTGTATCGCCTGGCGTCGGTTCTCTATTTTGATGCCTTTGAAAACGTGCTGGATTGGGACCCAGTGTATAACCAGCGCAAGGTCGCCGCCTGGCAACAGAACGACGACCTGGACGCTTTTTTTTTGAAGACGCCTATACGCGCCTTGCTGCCGTTTGCGGATATATCGAAAATAGATTTAGCCAGTTTTACGACAGCCCAAAGAAAAGCCGACGAATCGCACCTGGCGACCGTTTTGGGCGTGTTATCCAGGACCAGCGAGAACGCCGAACTAAGCACCTATTTAACGTCGCAAATGGAAACCTTGCAGAGTTTGACCAGCTAAAGCGGCTAGGTATTTACGAACTGCATATCGTCTTAGAGGAAGACGAAAAGCGGCGTAAGGCGCTGGAAAACCAGCTACGGAAGCTAAGTAAGAAATAAGCGGGCAACGTGGCCGGAACCCGCTTATTTTCGGCAAATGGAAGACGTAATAATTAAATACTCTGCTGACGTTTCAGACCTGGCGCGGGCGCGGACCGAGCTGGGTTTGAACGGCGCGGCCCAGGAAGACCTGGTCGAACAATTTCGCCACGTAAACGCCGAGGCGGCCAAACAGACGAAACTGTTAGCCGAAATAGCCGCGGCCTCTAAAGGCGGGACCCAGGCCGTCGATTCAGAGGTTAAGCAGGTGGGCAAGTTGGCCCAAATGCTGGAAAAGATTAACGTCCTAAAGCGTAAGAAAAACGACCTGGACGACGACGAAAGTATCGCCGCGCTGAATAAGGAAATTCAGGCGCTGGAACGTGAGTTCCACGCCCTGGATACCAGCGGAACCGATGCCCTGGAAAACATCGGCGGCGGCGCCAAAAAGGCCAACGGCGAAACAGGGTTTTTAGGGAAAACCCTGGGCCAAATCGGCCCCCTCATTGCGGGCGCATTCGCCGTCGATAAGCTAATCGCTTTCGCAACCGAAACGATACGGGTATCGGGTGAATTTCAAAAATTCCGCGCTATCCTGGTTAATACCTACGAGGGCAACGAACGGGCCGCCGACGCGGCCCTGGCGTCGATTGTGGCCTTTGGCGCCAAGACGCCGTTTTCGGTTGCTGAAATTACCGACTCGTTTATCAAACTTCAGGGCGCTGGCATCGTCCCGACGACCAAGCTACTAACGCAACTGGGCGACGTGGCCGCCAGCAAGGGAAAAACCTTTGACGAACTGACAGAGGCAATTCTGGACGCGCAAACATTTGAATTTGAGCGACTTAAAGAATTTGGCGTAAAGGCAAGCGTAGCGGGCGAAAAGGTAACGTTCACGTTTAAGAACCAAAAAACGACCGTCGATAAAACCGGCGAGGCGGTTCTAAAATACGTGCGCGGCCTGGGCGACGTCGTCGGCGTTTCGGGGTCGATGGCGGCGATTTCTGGCACCCTGAACGGGCAACTTTCCAACCTGGGCGACAGCACCGACCAGCTATTCCTTAGCATCGGCAAACTTTCGGGCGGCGTCATTAACGGCGCGGTCGCCGCGCTGGGTTCGCTGGTAACGGGAACGACGGGGCTAATTAAGGCCCTGGGCGAAAAGGACCTGGCGCAAAATAATTCGATAGCCCAGAACCGGAACGAGGCCCAAACCGCCCAGTACCTGCTGGACCGTTATCGGTATCTGACGGCCAACGGCGTAAAGCCCACGGCGACCGAACAGGCAGAGCTAAATAAAATCGTTATTCGCTTGCGCGATAGCCTGGGCGAATCGGTTGTCGAACTGGATAAGGAAACGAAAGCGTTTAAGCTGAACCAGAAAGCCGTCGAGGACCAAATACGCCAGCGCCTACTACTGGCGAACCAGGAAGCGGGCACCCTGGCGCTGCAATACCGAAACGCCGACGTCGCCCTACAAACCCAGGCCGAAACGTCGAAAGCGTTACGGGCGGAAATTGCCACGCGGAACGAGGTTATTACGGCGATGGGCCTTACGGCAAAGCAGGCCGTAAGGCTGGGCTACCTAGCGAAAGAAAATGCTTTGAGCGAGGCCGACGCCAATAAGTACGACGTTAAGGCACTAATCGGCTATATGGAAGCCCAGGACCGCCTGGCTATATCGGAAAGCCGTATCGCCGAGTACCACGATATACGGGCGAAAAAGCTGGCGGCCCTGGAAAAAGCGGGGTTCAGTATGCGGGACGTGGAACGGTTGTTCACCGCGGCCCTGGACGATGAGGCCAAAGCATTCCAGGAAACGACGACCAAAACGACCGAACAAGCGAAAGCCCTGGACCTGCTGGCGAAAGCTGAAAAGGCCGTTAAGGACGCCCAGGCCCAGCCCGCCAATACCGAAAAGGAACTGGCGGCCCGTAACGACAGGGTGAAAACCTTAGAGGCGGAAGTTACCCGCCTGAAGGCCCTGACGAACGCCTACGTAATTCCGTTCAAGGTTGCGTTTACGCCGCCGACTGAAGCCGATTTTCAGGCCCTGGACGACCTGCAACGGGCCGACCGGGAAAAGCGCGCCGCCGAGGCCCAGGCCGAAAAGGAAAAGGGTTACCAGCGGGACGCCCAGCGGTTCGCGCTGTTTCTGGGCGCCAACAAAGCCGCGGAACTTGCCGAGCTAAAAAACAGCCTGGAAAGCGGCCAACTGACCCGCGAACAATACCTGGTAAAGCGGGCCGCCGTCGAAAAAAAGTACCAGGTTGAGGCGCTAAAGGCCAACGTCGATACTATCCAGAAAGAGCTACAGGACTTGCAGATTTCGGGCGATAGGCGCCTGGAATTGCAAAAGGAGCTACAGGCCGCCCAGGCGGCCCTGTATGATGCCGACGTCGATAAGTTTAGCGAGGCCCAGCAAAAAAAGGCGGCGATTGAGCAGCAACTACGCCAGGACGCATTTGCGGCGGGCGTCCAGCTTATCGACAACTATTTCGCGGCCCAGAAACAGAGCCTGGACGACCAGCTTACGGCCCTGCAACAGCAGCACGATTACGAACTTACCCTGGCGGGCGATACGAAAGGCGCAAAGGAAAAAATCGACGCGGCGTATAACGAAAAGGCCAAAGCAATCCAGCGCGAACAGGCCGACCTGGCGCGCAAACAGGCGATATTTAATAAGGCCCTGGCTATCGGCCAAATCGCCGTAAATACCGCGCTGGGCATTACGAAGGTTATCGCCGAGGTTCCCAAATTTGACTTTGGTATTTCGACCGCGCTACTCATTGCAGCTTACGCCGCCCTGGGCGCGCTTCAGGCGGGCGTCGTTCTATCTACACCCGTCGCCAAGTTCAACAAAGGAACCGACTGGGTAAAAGGCGGGACCCCTGGGCTGGATTCGGTTTATGCAATGCTGACGCCAGGCGAGCGAGTAATTACGGCCGACGTCAATCGGGACTATTACGGGTCGCTTTCGGCTATCCACCGCCGCGAAATTCCCGCCGATGCCCTGGCGCAATTCGTGACGGCCTATAAAGTACGCCAGTTCAGCCCCGCGCCGATTAAGCCCAGCGCGGGCGCGGCGGCGGGCGGCGGCGGCGACCAGGCATTCCAGGACCAGCTACTGGCGGCAATCGCCGAACGGCCCGTCCTGGCGCACGTCTATGATGAGAAAGGGCATACTTCCTACCTGGAAAGAAAAGGAAGCCGCCGCCAGAGCAAAAACGCCCGTCACTCATTCGGCGGATAAATTGTAATGTACCTTACAAAATTATAGCTTATGCCAGCACAAGGAGGCGGACCCAGTACGGTCCGATTTAGCACGGCCCCCAGTGTGGCCTGTGAGGTTGCCCCGCTTACGGGCGGGCGTATCCGCGGCGCGGGAACGACCAGCCTGGTCCGCCTGGCGGACGGGTCCAGCAACTACGCCGCGGCGACGTTGTACGACGCGAACCTGGGCACCGCCGTACCTGGCGTCGCCCAGGCGGTCGGGCGTCCTGCTACGTTCGATTTTCGCGGCCTGGCGGACGGCGATTATTATATCGAGTTGAGCGACGACAACGGCGCGCCGCTGGTCCAGTCGCAAATATTGTCGGTTGCTTGTACGCCCTGGGTCTGCGACCTGGCGTTCGATGCGACGGCGACGGTTATCGAAAACAATACCGTAGCGGGCGCCACGGTATCGACCGGCCCAGGGTACGGCCTGGGTACTGGCGCGATTACCGTTAAAGCGACCAGCAGCGCGGGCGGCGTTCAGTATTCGCTTACCGGCATTAGCTACCAATCGGCGCCCGTTGCTGGCGGCCCTATCCGCTTAGGACTTTCGCCGCAAGGAGCGCCGTTTATAGGGCTGGCGGCTGGTACGTATAACGTTTTCGCAATCGACGCGGCGGGTTGTGTGGTACGCACAACGCTGGATATTATTGACGACATACCGTGTAACGTATCCGTCCAGGTCGAAACTATCGAGGATACGGCGTATATCCGCAACATCGGCGGCAACCGTTTAGAATACGATTGGAACGACGGCCGCGGGTTTGGCGACTGGCGGTTCCGGTCGGGCCTGGCGCCGCGCATCTACCAGGTAACCGCCCGCGAAGTCGAAAACCACGCCTGTAGCGAAACGGTCGATTTCGAGGTTTTCCCCTACCAGACAAACCCGCGGCTTTGCTGCCTGTACTTCCTCACGATTGGCGGCGAATGGTTCAACATCGGCGAACCGACCGGCCTGGACGCCCAGGAACTGGTTATCAAGCGGGACCAGGTTCGGCACGGCGTTTCGTTTGAGTACGGCGACCAGACCCTGGGCTTTGATTGCGACGCGGGGTTCAACCTTATCGACGCCCAGTACGCCCTGTATGGTCCCGACGTCGAAATCGGATTCATTGAACTGAAGCGGGACCCGCTGAATCCGCCGCTACTGCGAGTCGTCTATAAGGGCCGCCTGGACTTGTACGGCGCCGAAAATACGGGCGGCGAATGGCTGGTCGATGTGGAGGGCGACGGCCTGCAAACCCTGTTAGTCGCCCGCCTGAAAACGGCGCTGGACCTGTTGGGAACGAAAGACCTGGACGGGAACCAGCTAACGCCCGCGGCGGCCCCGACGCAAATAACCCGCCTGCACTCTAAGGCGATAATGAAAGTCGGCCACAATACGGCCGCGCCCGTTTTCGCATCGACCGGCGAAATCGACCGCGGGACGGGCCAAAACGTCCAGGTCCTTATCCTGGGCTTTAACGTTCCGGTCGTCCAGGACCTTACCGATATGTTTAGCCAGAATACCGGCTTTCTGCTTTCGACCAACATCGTCCCGCAACAACCGACCTACCCGTTTCACGTCCCGACAGAGGACGGCCCGCTGGAAATTGAATTTTTAGTCAAGGGCTGGGTAAAGATTCAGCACAATAGCGGCGACGATAATTTCGACGGTGAGTTCAAACTATTTTATCGGGTGAACAACGAACCGCCCGAACTGCTGTTTTCCTGCCTGGGCATTTCGACGCCCAGTACGCCGTTTTCGACGGACCAGTTTAACGGCGGCCTGGGCCTGAACCTACGCGCAACCCGCACCCGGCCAAATGCCGTTATCGGCGACCGCTTTTACCTGTATGGCGTTTGCAACGTGTACGGCGACCCCAACGGGTCGGATTATAGTTACGATTACCAGGTCCTGCTGGACCAGACCAGTTTCGTAAAAGTGACGGCCCAGACCGTCGCCCCCGATTCGACCGCCCAGGCGCTACTGGTTTACGAGGCCCTGGACCGCGGGCTACAGGTCGCCCTGGGTCGCCCCGGCCTGCTACGTTCGACGCTGTTCGGGCGGACCGACAGCAGCCCGCGCACGTATCCGACCCTGGGCGACGCGGGGCTATTTGCGGTCCTGTCGGGCCTCATGTTGCGCGGCATCGGCGGCAAACCGTTTGCCCCGTCGCTGGACGATATGCTTAACGGGCTGGATTCGCCGTTCTGCGTTGGCATGGTTGTAGAACTGGACGCCAGCGGCGCCGATACGGTTCGCATCGAAAAGGCCGAGGAATTTTACGCGGGTATCCTGGCGCTGGTCGTTCCCGATTGCGAGAACTTTACGCGCAAGGTCGATGCAACCCGCCAGGCCAACCTGGTAAATATTGGGTTCGACAAATGGCAGCCAGAGGGACGGGTAGAAAACGCCCTGGACGAAGTCGCCGCCCGTCGCCAGTATTCGACGCCCGTAAGGTTGAACCAGGTAGAATATAAACGATATTCCAAATTCATAGCGGGCGGCTATCTATTGGAGGCCCAGCGGCGGGTCGGCCTGTCGAGTGACGACGGGAAAAACGATAACGATACCTTTATTATTTCCGTCCTTACGGCCCCGCTTCAGCGCAATATTTTGGAGTTCGGGTATTTTGGGCGGTCGGCTATCGTCGTCCTGGGCAACTACCTGGACCTACCCGCGGGCCGCACTATCGAAATCGTAAACGGGCCGAACGCGGGCACTTACGTAGTGGACAGCGCCGAGGCGGCGTATTCTGGCGGCCCGCAAGGGCAATCGAGTACGGCGATTTTCCTTACTACGGCCCTGCCAAACATCGGCGCCAGCCCGCAAAATACCCAGGTCGTCCTGGGCCAAGTGCTACAGGCCCGCCGTAACGAGGGCTTTACGGTCGTCCAGAACCTTTATTCGCCCGCAACGGCCTATAACTTGGTTCTGACGCCTGGGCGTATGCTGCGGCGTCATGCCCGATTCCTGAACGGGCATACGTATTTTAAGCAGCCCGCCGAGCTATACCGCCCGACGTTCGCCGAGGGTAACCAGCTACTGGTTACGCGCCTGACAGGTGAGGCCGCGGCGCTGGATGAGGCGGCCCCGGTTCAGCGCCAGAACCTGGCGCCGCTGGCGGAAACGGTATTCGTTCCAGAAATCATTTCTTTCGACTCGTTTCTGAACCAGGACGGGTTCGACCAGCTACGCGCCAAACGGCACGGCTATATTGCGGTTTACGACGCCGAAACGGACGCCTGGTATATGGGCTATATCCTAACGGTCAAATGGAAACGAAAGGACAATTTCGCCAAGTTTGAGCTACTACGCCGCCCAGGCACTTACAACCCGACGCCAGGCGCCCAGCAGTTGCGCGAATACAACCCGACCGAACACAATTTCACGGAATACAACTAAACCCCGTTTTTATGGCAATCAAGCTAAAACAGGAATTTTTAAGCGGCCCCGGTTCAATCGAGGACGTTATAAAAATCGACCCCAACGCCGCGAACATCGACCCCGATAAGACCAGCGGGCGGGAACACCGCGGCCTATTGTTCGACTTTGTCGATACGTTGTTCGGCCTCTTTGAACGGCTGACGGGCAACGATATTCGCGGCGTCGATAAGAAAGTCCGCAACCTGACCAGGCGGGACGCGATACCCGCCCGGTTCCTGGTCGCTGGCGACCGTTGCGCCGTCACCAACAACACCGACCAGGCGACGGAAGATACGAACGTCGATGCGGGTCCCGCCGAGTATTTTCTACTACGTGACAGCACCGGCCCGCTTACGTGTTTCATCGACGGCGATAAGACGACGACCCAGACCGTCCGCGCCCGCTGGGTCCGGTCCGATGGGTCGTTTAACGACCGTATCGGGTCTTACCCCGCGCTGGCGCTGGAAGACGATAACCACGAAATCGGGGATATTGTCCGCTGGACGTTCGTAAGCGGCCCGTATATCGGCAAAACGAGGCTATTCCAGGTCCTGGT